TTAATTATTTTAAAAATATCTTCAAATATATTTGATTCTGGGAAGAATATATTAAATATAGTTTCACTTTGATATTTACTACAATAACTAAATTTAAATATTTTATCTATTCTCATTGGTCTTATGATAGCTTTATCTAATTTATCTAAATGATTTGTTGTTATTATTGTAACTTGGTCACTTTTAGAATACATCCCATCTAAGAAATTTAATATACAACTAAAAGAAATTTTGTTATTTTCGAGGGATTTATCTCTATTTATATATAATGAATCAATATCTTCTAAAGCGAATAAACAATCGCTCGGCATACGGTTCAATGCTTTTATAAATCCTGCATCAGTTATTTTATCATTAAAATCAACAGTTGCTAGATCTTTATCTAATATGGACGCAATACATATCATTAAACTAGATTTTCCAGTTCCAGGTAATCCAGATAATACTAAATTTAATTTATGATTGATACCAAAACTCTTAAGTTTATTTTTAAGATCTTCATTATTATATCGGTCAATCACTGATTTAATATTTTTTTTGATATCCGGGTCTAAAATAATAGTATCCAATTTTCTTTTATTAATTCGTTTTATATCATCCCAATAGCCATCTGAATAAGAATATAATATTAATTTATCTAATGAATCAGTATATCTTTTATTTTTATCAAATAATTCTTTTGCTTCTAATATAAAATCTTTAATTAATTTGATTTGTGCTTCGGAATATAATGTATCGTCCTCTAAGGTCAAACTCATTTCTTCAAAAAAACATAATTCATGTCTTCCCATTGAGAATTGTGCATTATCAATCCTTTTTTTCTTTAGAGAAATTTGGAACTCTTTATATGTAAAAATAATATTATCACTATATGCTAAAAAATCAATATATTTATCATCATTATTATCTCTATTAAAACCATCGTTAGAAAAACCAAAAACTTTATTATCATTTTTAAGTTTAGAGATATACCATAAAATAGATGAATATATATCAGGTGTTTCTGTATTTATGATAAATGTATACATGTTATAATTCTATGGAATTATTTTTAAATAGAAATTTAAAATTTGAAAATACTTAAAGGAATATTAATATAATTAATTGTAATACTTAAAGAATGGAAGGTCTTCATTTATCAACAATGACTGCTTGTACTCAAGTTAATAGTAATATTGAATTAAAAAATTTATATTCACAAACATCTATTGATGATTTTATAAAATATGCCGAGCATGGTGATAATAATTATAAAGGATATGCTAAAAAGAATGATAAAAAGAAAAGAAAAGAAAAAGCAAAAAGAACATTCTTTAATCAATTAACATTACATTGTTATTATGATAATAAATTAGTAAATGTAAAATTCTTTAATAATGGGAAAATTCAAATGACCGGTTTAAAATATGAAGAACAAGGTTCTAAATTATTAAATGATAAATTAATTCCTATGTTTAATACTTTCAAAGAAATATTTGATAGTGATGTTAAAGAAATCAATAATTACAGAATTGTAATGATGAATAGTGATTTTGATATTAAGAAAAATATAGATAGAGATTTATTACAAGATAAAATAATGGATGCAGGATATTATTCAGTTTATGAACCTGATTGGTATCCTGGTGTTAATATTAAATATTATTTTAATACAAATAATGATAATTCAGGTATATGTAGATGTTCTGAAATATGTAAGGGCAAAGGGACCGGTGATGGCGAAGGTGAATGTAAAGGAGTGACTATTGCGGCATTTGAAAAAGGAAAAATATTGATAACGGGTGCTAGAAAAAAAGAACAATTAATTAGATGTAAATGTTTTATAGAAGATTTTATTAACAATAAAATAAATATAAAAATATAAATTATATATATATATGAGATATATTTATCCATTAATAGTTATAATATCATTATTTGTATGTTATATTTTTTTTAAGAGATCGAAAATAAATAATTCTTTAAATAATAAGATAGTTGAAAATTTTGATACAACAGATTTTAATGATCCTCAATTTAAATTCTTTAATGTATTAAATGATATCAAAACATCTGACAAAATTGTTTTGGACAATGTTCAATCAAAATGCTATTTGAATAGACAAACAATAGACACTGATCTGAAAACTAAAGTAAATAATATTTTAAAAAGAGTAATATCTGAATTAAATAATGTATTACAAAAAAATGAATATTATGTAAATGATATAGAAGGACTATATATTATTAAAGATGATAAAAATAATTATAGAATAATCACAATATCTATGTTACATGATGTTAAAAATTATTATTCAGTTAAATTTGTAATGGATTTAGTCTATTTAAATAATAAATATTATTTAAATTATTTAAATATAGATGAACGAGCTACAAATAATATATTAAATACATATGATGTAAGACAAGTTGACCATTCTAAAGGCATATTATTAAATCAAGATATGGTAAATGAAGATTTAGAGAATACTTTAAATAATTTATATGAAACAAATAATAAAATATTAGATTTTAAAGATATTAAAAATAAAACATATAATTTTTTTGAATTAGATAATTTAAGTAAATATTATATATCTGAAAATACAAAAAATTTATATTCATCATCATTTTGTGATAAATATAATGAAAAACAATGGGATTCTAATGGAAATCCTATAGAAAATAATAATATCCCAGAAGCATGTGTAGCAAATAATAATTCATTAACAAAAATATTAAATGATCCATATGATGCTCCTGGTGTATTAAATGATGGGACTAATACAAGTGAATTTACCTGGTTATTTAGTCATTTTGGAAATCCAGGAGTAGTGACCAGTAATTAATTATTAGATTAACGTGCCTGAACCATCCATTATTGATTACACCAAATTATAGAGGTGTGCTCTGGTCAGTAAAAGATTTAAACATTTTACTCACTCCTTTTCTTTTAAAAGATTTTAACAGTTCGTCTAATTTTTCAGGACCTAAAAATATTGCCCTGCCTGTTTTATTAAATAAACATAAAAACCATAATATTATTAATACTATTAAAATAATAAATAAGATCCATAATATTGTTCCCATAGAATCTTTAACAATATTTTTAAATAATATTGGATATTGTTCTGATGTCATTGGTTTAAATGGTCCGAAACATTCGTCTAGTTCCACCTCTGTCATATAATTAATATCTTTACTACATACTGCACCAAGGATGTCATTCACATACTCCTCCTCCTCATATTCATCCTCCTCATCTTGTTGATCTCTATCATCTTTAACAGTCTGAATCACCTCATCACGATCCCATGGGTTCTTTTTAATTATTATGCTATCTGAATTATTTAGTACTTCTTCCATGTCATGATTTCCACCGTGATTTCCACCGCCCTCCCCGATCGCACCTAACCTATTTACTAGATCAGACTTCACAGCCTGGTCCATTTGTTCTGGTTCGCATCCAAATTCACTGAGTTCATTATTAAAGACCGTATCACAATCACCTTCGCACTCTGGATTGGTCGACTGCTCGAGATACGCCGCGTAGTCGAAGTCGAAGTCTTCTAGCGTCCAGAAACTCGGCATATTTTTTGTAAAACAATCATTTTTACATGCTTCTTTTTTTGTTCGCAGGGAGGGTGCGTGCATTTCACAACACGCACTATATTTTCTAGGGGCGCTGCTTACATTTATACCATTTACATAACCATTTGTGGGCGAGTTATCTTCAGAGTTATCTTCAGAGTTATCTTCAGAGTTATCTTCAGAGTTATCTTCAGAGTTATCTTCAGAGTTATCTTCATATAAAGAATTGTTTTGACCCCAAAACTTACCAAATACATCCGATATTTCCTTACAATAATTACCATGTATACATAACCTGGAGTCGGGGAACCCGGTGGGTGACGTCGCCATGCCCCGCCGTACTAAATTTAGTAACTCTGCGTTATTGGGGTCCAATTCAAGCACCCCGCGAAGAAAACGATTAGTCCCTGGAGAATATGGGTCTTCGTCGTCGCGTTGACCGAGACGGCGCTTGTTAATATCGCCCCAAACCGCAGTTCGCGCGGCCTTTCTCGACTGCGCCGTGGGCGGCGGCGGGGGTGCCGTGGGCGGCGGCGGGGGCATTATCGCGTTGATATTTTCACTCTCTAGAAGATATGTATCTATAAGTTCTCCTTTAAATTTACTGTAATCCCCAGCATAACTACCATTAATAAATCGCTCACACCCACCTCTAAAAAAATTACCTTTAGAATACCAATCATTACCAAAGTCTATTGACAATGATTCCATATCCCACGATAAGATATCAATTGGTATTTGTAAGAAAGTAGTTATACACCAACATACAACCGCCCTGGGCGCCCAGTCTAACCATTGTAAAAAGTATGACCATCCATCCGATGCCGATTCCACCGCTTCACTCGCACCGCTAAAGAACTTTTTCCCTTCCTGGTATATGTAGACATTCGGAATATATTCCCATGCTTCTCGCGGATCCTCCTCTTCTTCAGGAACCCCTCCAGGCGGAAGTGGTTTGGGATGGTTGTGAATTAAATACCTCTTTTTACTCTCCAAATAGTCCCACAATTTAGGTCCAATATATTGCATTACTTTTAAAAATATAAATAATACTATTAATGCTATAAAAACAAATTCCCTTAAATACTTTATCATATCCCCAATACCTGGTATATCTTCTATAAAACCACCTTTAATTAAATTTACAATAACACATACAATATCTGCCCATGGACTTAAAATGGGTGGAGTGGGCCACTCCGATGAACTAACGACAGTGGTTAACATATTTTTTAAGATATCACCCATCTAATATATTATATAATAACATTTTTATTAATACAATAATCTACCCAATTTTTTGATACTTTTTCTAATTCATAATATTCATAAATACCATTCATATAGAACTCTTCATTAATATGGAAATCTTCATCATTTAAATATCTATAATAATATTGTAATATCTCATGAACTTCACTTTTATCATTTAAAAATTTATCTATTATTTTTTTACCCACATCTATCAAATAAATTTTAGTTTTCCATCTATAATTAGAACATAATATATGATATAAATAATCACTAAATAATCTATAATCTTCTTTTTTTAATGTATTCTTATTATGAATATAACATTTACCATAATTCATTAATGTTGATTTATTTTTACATCGTTCTCCTTTTAATGTAAATCCATTACATTTTAATTTACCTACACCCATATGACACATACTTAAAATATTTAGTTTGTTATCATTAATAAAAGGTTTTTCAATATTATGATTTACCTCTCGACACATTGGACATTTAATATAAAAATTATTATTATGATAAACCATTTTCTTAAAACAATTAAAATGATATTTATGACTACAACTTAAAGTTTTTAAAATTTGATTTTCTTTAATATCTTCTAGACATACAGAACAAGTCTCCATATTTACATTATAATTAATAATTTTATATTTAAGTAAATTTGAAATTGTTTTGGAATTATAAATATAATATAAATAATAATATGTTCCGTCTATTCGTCAGGAATTATACTTCAACCGTAAAATACTATGAAGGTATTTCCAAAGTAAATAATTATAGAGAAAATAGATCATACGGTAAGTCTGTTCGAGTAAAATCTATCAAAAAGTTCTATGAATTAACAAGAGAAATCCCTGAACATAATATCGATTCACATGATAATTCATTATATGTAAAGGAACCTCCAAATTTATATCCTTATAAAAAAGATTCAAAAACATATGTGAATAATAATTATCCAATTAATATGGACAATTACAATTATTCATCAAAATATTTAGTAGAAGATTTTAATAGACGCTGGAAGAAAAACTTAACTATGGAAGAATATTATAAAAGTTTTAAGTTATAGGGACCGATTTAGTATGTCTTTGACATGTAAAATAACCTAATTTACAATATTTACCACATTCATTACCTTTATTTTTACCTGTTTTTAGAATAGATTGACACATAATATTTTTATATGGATTATTTTCATCTACTTTATGAATTCTATCATCTATTTTTTTTAGACCATTCACTGGTAATAGTAATTGTTCTGGTACCCCACAATATGGACATTTATTATATTTATCATATTTCAAACTTGTGGAAATACATTCATAATGATATTCATAAGAACACAGACATTCTAATTTTACAGTACATTTTCCTTTCAAACATTCACCACAAATAATACAAGACATAATATTTAAGTATATATAACTTATTATTATTGTATACTTAAATGATTTATAATCAAATAATTAATCCTAAAAACATAAATGTGAAAAAAAAACTTAAATATTCTGAATATTGTACTCTAATACCCATTAAATATAATAATAATGATTTGATTATACAAACACCTAAAATGTATATTCCTTTTGGGGAGAAATTTGTTTATAATAATGATAAGAAAAAATATATAGATATATCATTTCAAAATATAAATAATGATGATAATATTAAAATTTTTTATGATAATTTATTATTAATTCATGATAAAATATATGATTTTTATAATAGATATAATTTAGATGATATTATAAAAAAATATAATAAAAATGAATTATTACGTTTGAAAATGTCTAAGGATATTTTAATTTATGATCAAAATAAAAATAATACAGATAAAATAATAAATAATACATATGGTAGTTTTATAATTCATTTACAAGGATTATGGTTAATGAATAATAATTTATATTTTCATTGGGAATTATTGCAATGTAAATTAGATATGCCTATATATTTAAGTGAATATAGTTTTATTGATGATATTAAACCAAATATAAATAAAGGTAAGGGTAAATCTAAAAGTAATGCACTGCCACCACCACCGCCCCCGCCAATTAATTCTAAATATGATAAAATGATAAAAATGGGAATTCCCAAAGAAGCAGTTTTACAAAAAATGCGTTTGGAAGATGCTCCCAAAAGAATTAATGCAAACGATTTACAAAACGTTATTTTAAAAAAAACAGTTATTAAAAAAAAAGAAAAGGTAGATGATATGCCTTATTTAGCAGAATTATTAAAAAGAATAAAAATATTTTCTAATGTATAATGCCTAAATCCAAATCTAAACCATTTGCATTTTATGTAAATTCATTAAAGAAATCCCTTAAAAAAGATAATAAAAAATCAAAACGCAAAAAGAAAAACTCTAATACCATTTCTAAAAAGATCCTTAGGAAAAAACAAACAAAAAAAAGAAAAAGAATCAAAAAAAGATAAATTATAATTAAAATATAATATAATTTATATAATGTCGACAGTAAATGAATTACTCGTGGAGATTAAAAAAGGTTGTCCAGAACAAATAAATGAAATAGATAAATTAATATCTAATATTGATAAAACAACATTATCTAAATCCATTTATAAAAAAGAAAAATCTGATTCAAAAAATAAAAAAAAACTTAAAACAGTGAAAAAATCTGATAGTAAAATTAAAGATATTAAATTATTTTTTAAAGATAAAAGTAATTTAAATAAATCTATTGAATATAATCAAGTCAATCCTAAACTGAAAACTTCTAAAGCTTATCAGCGATATGAAAATTATAAATCTGCTACTATAATTAGTGATGTAATAAAATTAGGAGGATCTTTTAATGATATGGTAAATGATTATAATAAGGGACTTTTTAAAATAATAGATAATAAATCATCTACAAAATCAACTAAAAAATCAACTAAAAAATCATCTATTAAATCATCTACTAAATCATCTACTAAATCATCTACTAAATCAACTAAAAAATCCTCTAGTAAACCATCAGAACATGGTATACCATTCAGTTCAATAGAAGGTTGTGGTCATATTGAATTTACAGATGATAATTTAGAATTAATTAAAAAAGATTCCTTTATAAAAAGATCTAAACATTTTACAGAAATTACAACTGATGATGATGGAAATTGTGGATATCACAGTATTATACAAGGATTAATAGAAAGTTATTATATTTTAGGAGAAAAAACAAATGATAATTTAAAACAATTTATTAAAAATATTAAAGAAAAACTAAATTTAGATCCAAAACAAATTATATCTGATAATAGAAAAAAAAATAAAATAACAATACCCAGGCAAGTTGTAAATCATTTTAGAAGATTTATATTAGATGTACCCGCTCCTGGAAAATTTATGCCTGATGGTAATCCCATACATATTATAGAAAGAGAAGATGAAGTACCAACATATATTTGGGACCCAAAAAATGAAAAATATACTAAAAAAAAACTAAAGGCAGGATTTATAAAAGAAAATCAAAATAAAAATAAAAGCATTGTAAATAGTATTAAAGGAGGTATTAAAGATACAGGGACTATTACTAGTAGTTATTGGTTAAGAGAGGAAGTTATAAATAGTATTGTAAGTATATTTGATATTACAATATATTCATTTATGAATTATATTGATGATTTATATGAAGTTGATAGATTTATAAATACTCCTGATTTTAAAGGAAAACAATCAGAAGGGCACGAAGAAAAATTTGGTAAAGGTCACGTAATATTTATGGTAAATAATGGTATTCATTTTACTTATCTAAAAACAGATATTCAAGGTTATAATAATAATATCTTAAATTGTTTAGGATTGGATGAAAAAGATAGTTCATCATCATCATCATCATCATCATCATCATCATCATCATCATCATCATCTAATGAAGATATAAATAAATTAATGGATATGTTTAATATAACTAAGAAAGATGCTGAAGACTTATTGGATCAAGCAGATGGAGATATTAAAAAAGCAGTCAATATGAACTTACAGCAATCAAAATCCAAATCAAAATCTAAATATTCTTCTTTAAAATCTGATAAATCAAAATTTAGTGATGTATCATCATCAAATAATTTTAAACCCTTGACATCTTTATTAAGTAGTAGCGATTCGATATTGACCAAAGAAGAATTAGATAATATAGATTATTTAAAAAACCCAAAATTATATGAACAAGAATTATATAAAATAATTAGAAAGCAAATGCCTAATTCAACTGAACCTGAAATTAAAAAAGTATTCAATGATAAAATTAAAGAAATAAAATCTAAATATAAGAAATAATGGATAATATATTTTTAGATGATGATGTAGAAATGAATGAAAATAATTATGTAAATGAAAATAATATTATAGATAGAGATATTAATTTAGTTCAATGTGAAAATAATGGACAAGGTTTATATGATATAGATAAATTAATTGTAAAAGATGTCCATAGAGAAAATATTTTATTATCAAGTAATGATACAGAAGATATATCTCATGATAGTAAAACATTAAGATTTAATTTAAATAATAATGGAGCAGGTGGGATACAATATAAAAAAAACGTAATAGGGTTTAGATTGAATGAATGTATTTATACTTCTCCTGTTAATAATATAACTAAAGCAAATAGAACGATCACTTTATCGCACTCGCACTCGGGGAGCGGGGAAGTCACGTCCTATCCCCAGATAGAGATCGGATATTATACAATATATACATTACAAAATGCAATAAATTCCTTATCCACCTCCCTGGAGATGACATATAACGCACAACAACAAAAATATTTCATACAAAATATAGGTATAGGTGACATCACCGTGCCCCTGACCAGTGACGCAAATAAATTATTGAGTGACGCAAATAAATTATTGAGAGACTGTGGGTTTTTAAAAGATCTGAGTTTAAAGCAAGGCAGTGCCCCTGAGCCTGCGAACACTCATCCATCATTAAATATAGGTACATATATAGATATAGTTGTCGACGAAATCCCATATAAAGCATGTAAACAAAATCCAAAAGGTTTTAATATTGTTCATAGAGTACCAATTAGATCAGATTCAGGATCTTCGATTGTATATTATAAATCAAATTTTATAGATCATAATTTTCAACATTTATTTTATCCACTAAATTTAAGTACTTTGACAATACATTTATATATGGATGGTAAGGAATTAACTTTAGAAAATTTAACAATATCATTTGAATTTGAGTTAGTTATTTTAAATAAATAATTTATCGAGAAAATTAAATTACTTAAAAAATTATCTACTATATATTTTAAAAGAATGGAAGGAATTGATTATAAAAATTTTGATGCAGTTGTTAGTAAAATGAGAACTTTCTTTAGAGATGTTAAAGGATATAAAGAAGTACATACTCAAAATAAATTGAGTATTCTTGCGGCATGTGAAGATCCTACAACAATTGCAACTTATAATTATAATGGTCAATTATGGCCTCTGCCACAGACAGGTCAAATGTGGTTGGAACATTATCTACTTGAACATCCTGAAGAGGATGGGTTCTTTTGTTTATCAACTTCCTATAGAAATGAACCCAATCCAGTAGAGGGAAGACACGATAAGATTTTCCCAATGTTTGAGTTTGAACTCAAGGGAGGTATTGATGAACTTAGAAAAGTGGAAATGGAATTACTAGATTATCTTGGGTTTAATAAAGAAGGAGAAACAATGACTTACCCACGAGATGATTATGATAATATTGCCAAGAAATATGATGTAGAAGAATTAGATCATATTCATGAGGAATATATTGAGAGAGATTTTGGTAAAGCATTCTTTTTAGAAAACTTTCCTCGCAGAACATCACCATTTTGGAATATGAAACATACTGAAGACAAAGAACATGCTAATAAGATTGATGTTATTATTCATGGTATTGAAACCATTGGATCTGCTGAAAGAAGTAATGATCCATCTCAAATGAAAGAAATGTTTAATACTATCTCTGATGGTGGATATGCTAATATTCTATTTGCACAGTTTGGAAAAGAACGAGTAGAAAAGGAACTAGAAGATTTCCTTAAGAAAGATTTCTTCCAACGTTCAGGTGGTGGTATTGGTATGACTAGAATGATTAGAGCTATGAAACTATCTAATTTGATTTAAATAAATTTAGTATCTTTAGGCAATCTATAGGTGCTCATATCTGATTTACAACAAACTATAATAGACTTTTGGGCAATTTTTTTAATTACTCCCTCTAGTGTTTTTTTATTTTTTATCCATTTTACTTTTGAACCTATGACTAACTCCTTGTCCGTGACAGGTGGTTCGTCCTGTTCAACCTCATCTTCAACATCCTCTTCAACCTCATCTTCAACATCCTCTTCAACATCAGGTGCGGGTTCATCTTCAACATCAGGTGCGGGTTCATCTTCAACATCAGGTGCGGGTTCATCTTCAACATCATCTTCAACATCAGGCGCGGGTTCATCTTCAACATCAGGCGCGGGTTCATCTTCTAACTTATAAAACTTTTCTCTTAATTTCATTAATATTTTACCATGATGATTATTTCCTCCATTTTTATTTACACCCCAAAAATCATCTATTCTAAATCCTTTGTGAATTAATTTTTTATCTCCTGTTTCTATTAAACGTTTCATCATTTCTTTATTTTCTTTATAATATGATTCTGTACATTCTTCCATAATTTCTAATCTTTTATCATTCCAGTCACTTCTTAGTTTATATCCATTTCCCTCAAAATTTTTTCTGCCACCTAATTTCTTGGCTTCATTTGGTTCTAAATTTTCATCTGTAAATAATTTTTGATATTCTTCTAATTTATCATCACTTGGATCTAATTTTTGTGCATGAAAAGCGTGTTCTACAGTGGGATATATCAAATCATTATATTCAAAACTATTACCACGATTAAATGTGGATAACCATTTTGTATCTTTAGATTTACTAAAATAATAAATGGCATCTGCTTGTGGTTCTTCTACGGTCTCTATAGGTTCTCCTTTATTCAAACTGACTAATTCTTTTTTGACTCTATACATTTTTCCATCCGGTTTACAACAAATCATATATGATTTAGATGTTATATTATCTATTTTACCTGTTAATTCTTTTTTTCCTGACATCCATTTTACTTCATCACCTTCTTTAAATGTATCATCTATAACTTCTACTTTATCTTTTTCTTTTTTCTTGTTTTGTTTTGTTACATGTAATCCTGGTTTATAATCTTTAACAGGGAGTTTAGGTTCGTCTGTTAAATAATCATATTCAATATTATTATTTACATCTCTAATTTCTCTATTTAAATTTTGAATATTATTTAAATTTTCAATATATTGTTTTTTCAGGTCAGAAATTTTAGGTTTATTTTCAATTAATTTCATTTCAGTTAATATTATTTTTGATTCATTTTTTAATTTTGTGATTTTTGTATAATTATCTTTTATTAATTCAGTATTTTTAAGATTATATTTATTAAATAAACCTTTTATGGATTTTAATTCATCATCATACTTTTTTTTTAAAGCAATATTGTCATCTTTACCTTTTGAATTTACATCAATATATTTACCAATGACTTCCCAATTAATAGTTTTTTGTAAACTATTCTTAAAATATGTTAAATCTTTTTCAGATTTATAAATAGGTAAAATAATTCTAATTTTATTGCCACATTTCGATTTATCAGATTTAACATCTCCACAACTAAATATTAATTCTGTCCCGGTCTCGATGAAATGTTTATCATGTTCACATTCTGAACATTTTATATGTTTCCCCTTCGTTAAAAATAATTGTTTTTCATTATAATAAACTTTCAATAAATCTAAATATTCATCCATTATGGTTATTTATATTATTATATAATTTATTTATTTTGTGATTATATATTAATTTATTTATTTC